AGGAAATTCTCTGCGCTCAGAACCACGTAGGTACTACTCTACCACACGAGAAAACCCCCCTACCCGTTAGGGTAGAGGGGCTTCCGATTGCGGCCTATTGCTAGGCTACAGGAACCAGAAAGTCTGGAGCTGCTGCGTTCGACTCGCCGGTGGATGCGTACATGGACGCACCGAACCAGAAGCCACCAGCCACGACGTGACGGACACGGTACTCAATGTCGTCATTCAGGAGGGAGCCCTCGAGGGAAGGAACAGAACCGCCACCGAGGTACTGGCCGGTGTTACCCGACTGCCGGAATTCCGGTGCCTCATGGTTGCGGAGGAAGTTGACCACGATGGAATCGCGGGTACCGTCGTTGCCGCCTGCAGGCAGGAGGAACCACGTGGTAGCCGCGTTGGCATCCTTGTTGATCTGAGTCAGGTAGTCGTTGACTACCAGCTCAATATCAGAGTTGGTCGTGGTCGTGGTGTACTTCAGGTCACCATCAGTGACCTCGAGAGTACCCAGTGCGAGAATGCGGCGAGCCACAGTCTCAAGGTTGGTCGGCACGAGCAGGATGAACTTGTTCACCGTGACGTAGTTGCCGTTGACCTGACGCGAGCGAACTTCACGCTTGGCGAACTCGAGCGAGTTCAGCGACAGCTTGTAGCGAGTACCGGCTGCGCCAGAGGTGCCCAGAGCGTTGCCGTTCGCAACGGAGAAGGTGTCCGTATTGATGCCGCCAGCGTTGACCAGCACATCAAGCGCGGAAGTCTCTTCCGTGGTCTTGGCAATGCGTGCCATCTCGCCGGGGAGGGAAGCAATGAAGCCCCAGTCATCGTTGATGACGTCTTCCCACGAGAACGGGATGCGAGCACCCTTCTTCAGAAGGGTCAGACCCTTCTCAGAAGTGCTCCACCGGAAAGGTGGGTACTCGGTGAGTTCCGGCACGACAGGCAGGGAGTGGACCGCCGTTGGGTGGCCACCGTTCGTGTCAAGGTCGATCTGACCATTGAACAGGAATTCCTTCTTGCGCTTCGGCTTGAAGTCCTCGAACACGTCCCGCTTGGCGAACTTCGTCCACGTGGTGGGAAGGCCAGCGTACTGCTTGAGCAGCTCAGCGCTGTTGGCGTACTGGAAGGTACGCGCAAGGTCAGAGGTGGAGATGGCTTCGTTGAGCACGTAGCCCTCAGAAACGATCTGCTTGATGCGCCCACGAGCGCGGTAGTCGCCTGCAATGGCGTCTTCAAAGACCTTTGCGGCCTCAAGAATTGCTTCGATAGTCATTGTCTCAGGCGTCCTTACGCGCTAGCAGTGATCTGGTACGGCTGTGCGATACGCACGATGGCGTCACCAGTGCCGGTACCCTTGGCACGGATGGCAGTGCCCCAGAGGAAGTTGCCGGTGGCAGTGGCCGTGAGGGTGCCATCAGCCTTGATGTAGACCGGCGTGCCGTAGCCTGCAAGAGCGCCAGCGACAGGAACGCGCCACACACCGACGTGCGAGACGGAGGTGAAGCCCACAGCGTTACCGATGCCACCAGTTGGCTGAGCCACATTGTTGACAACGTAAGCGTTGTTCGTGGTCCCACCGGGATCAGTCTCAGCGACAGCGTTCAGGATGCCGATTCGGAGAGGGTCACCAGAGCGGACGGTATCTGCTACCGGCGCGGAAAGGTGGTTACCTTCCTTGAAAATCTCGTTCAAAGCCACTGTAGGCTCCTTTCGTTTCTACTATCATAGTATCACGCTGCTGTCAAGAGCTTCGTGATAAGAGTTTTTGGGGCAGACACTTCTCAAAATGTCTGCCCCTAACAGCACATTGCGCTGCTTCTCAGCGGTGCCCCTTGTGCTCTAGGGAGACAGGATCACCGCCTAGTTAGCCGCCGTAAATACCGGAAAATGCCTTTGCGAGCTTCTCGGATTCGGTCAGGGTTGCCGATTCCTCAATGTGTCCAGCGCCACCAGTCTTGGCGGCTTCCGCGAGATACTCAGCGGCGATTTCCTTCTCAGCCTTGACGGCTTCGGTCAGGTCGGCACCGGCTTCGACAGCAGAGAGCACACGAGCCTCAGCCTTGGGAGAGAGGGCTGCTTCGCGGAGAGCGCCAGCAATGGCGACAGGGGAAAGCGGCTTCGGCGCGTTGGCCTTCTCTGCTTCCTCCACGGCTGCAGCAGCAGCATCTTCACGAGCCTTCTTCTCAGTGGCCAGCGATTCGTTGAGAGCGTTGACACCATTGGTCAGACCCTCAAGCGCGTTCAGAAATTCCTTCGGGAGTTCCAATTCAGTTTCCTCTTCCTGTGCTTCTGCAAACCGTTCAGCAGCAGATTGATTTTCATTGCGAGCGGACTCAAGCAGCTTTTCAAAACCGCCACCAGCGCCACCAACTGTAACCACGTCCACGGAGTGAACAGCGGTAAACTCTGCGAGCTCCAGACCCTTGGCAGTTTCTACCATCTGGCCTTCAGCGCGAATTGACATTGCAATCACGCCTTTTTCAGCGCGAGACTTGATGAATGCCTGATGCTCTTCAAAGAACTCAGCATCACCGAAAATGTCTTTGCCGTCGAAAGTGGCATCTTCTGCCAGAACACCAATAATGTCCTGAGCCCGCCGTTCCGGCTGGCTCCACTTTTCTTCAGAGTTCGGGTGGTTCAGGTAAATCCGCGTACCCTTTTTGAAAAGGTGTACTCCCTTTTCCAATGCTTCCTTGGGGTAGTACGCAGAAGAACCTTGCCGATCACCTTCAATGATCTTGATTCGCCACGACTTACCGGTTTTGGAAGCTTCAGACAGGTTGCCGAGCTGCACTTCTGCAAGCTGTGCAATTGTCATAGCGTCACGCTCCTAATCTCTATTGACAATATTAGCATGACGTGATAAGGGCAAAAGAAAAAGCCCCTCTTTCGAGGGGCTCTTCCTATTTGCTAGCCGTTCTTACCTTGTGAGGCTTTGTGCTGGCCTTGCGCTTTCCGAGAGGAGTTGTCGCCGTAGCTTGGTGCATTTGACTGCGCTTTCTTGGCGGTCTTCTGTGGCGTCGTACCCGGCTTGGTTTTCGCGCCCGGTGCGCCTGCCACCACTGGAGCTGGAGGATTCTGTGCTGTCTTCAGCGCGGCCTTACCCAGCTCAGTGTTGCTTGGGTTGACCAGACCGAGTTGTTCCTCTGTCGGCAAGCCCTTGTCGCTCTGGAGCTCGAGAACCGCTTCAATGAACTCGCGGACTTCTTCAGCATGGAGCACATTGAGTGGAGTGGCTGCAGCGATAGCCTGAATGTTGCGGAGAAGGTCACCGGCATCAATCTTGCCCCAGACACACTTCACGTCTTCTTTGCCAAGGTAGTGGAAAAGACGCTCAAAGAATCCGCCCCAGAGCTTCTGACGCGCCTTCATGGCCTTCATCGTGGGAGCTTCCAGAGTCTCTGCAGCAGAGCGGTTGGAAGAGCCAGAGTCAGAGGTGATGGTGGTCAAAGGAATCTCGAGCCCTGCAGCGACCATTGCAGCCAGAGGCAGACCGGCGTTGAAGTCCACGGAGCCACCAGTACGTCCAATGGTGCTCATGGTGGTACCCATGCCCATCAGGGCAGTGCCACCGACGCTCTGGTGCTCACCTGTGAGCGGATCGCGCGTAGGCTGCTGTGCCACCTTCGTGGCCGCACCCTTCACACCGCCAGCAGTAGGCGCTGTGATTTTGAAGGCAAAACGGGAGTAGGCCTTGACCAGCGTGGCTGAGTTCTCAAGGAACTCTTTGTAGGCCTTTGTCCAGAAGATAACGGACATGAGGTCAGGGGCTCCCCACTTCCAGCCAACCTGCTTGTTGGCGGTGTTGTGAAGGATCGCGGAGTTCCAGACAACAGGCTTGCCCTGAATGGTGAACGGTTTGCCGTTCTCAACGTCGTAGTCATCAGCCGGGAACCAAGCAACAATGTCCTGTTCGGTCACGTTGCCGGTGTTGTAGCTCTCCCGCGTGACCTTGAATTCACGGCGGTAGAACCACACGTCTTCAGCGTTGGAAGGGTTGCTGACGGTGCCGGTGATTTCCCGCATGGGCACGCGCGTGAGCTTGGCTACGCTGGCTCCAGTCTCACTCAACCGGCGCTTGCCGCCACCGGGCTTGGTGATGAGCGTGAAGAGGTTGCCGTCAGTGGCCATGACCATCTCGAGCTCTGTCTGAGCCTGAGGGGAGAAAAAGAATTTCTTGTTGTTCCGGTCGGTCAGAAGAGGGTCTTTCTCATCCACACCCTGAAACTTGACGCCTTCACCCCAGATATAGGTGGTACGCACGGCAACACCGCGCTTTATCATGGGGTTGATGGCAACGAGCCCGCGCGTGGTCTGAGCAATGTTTTTGACGGTATCCAGACGGATTTCCGCCGCGTTCTCTTCCTGCCCCAGCGGACGCCAGCCTACGTCATCGAGAGCCAGCATGGCGTCAGCAAATGACTCCTGCAGCATCTCCACAGAGCTGGAGAGTGCATTGTTCGATTCTTGCAAGCGTGCAATCTCTGCGCTCTGCTTGACTTCAGCTAGCGTTGTCAACTTAGCTCCTATACGATAAATGGCTTATTGTCAAGTCTACATCAGACAAAAAAGACACGAAAAAGCCCCTCAACAGAGGCAACGATTTTCCAGAACCGATGCTTGCGAGGGGCTTCTTCTGTCGGGTAACGAACCATCCAAAGTGAACCTTAGAGCTCTACCTTATCACAGAGGGCTGATGACCGTTTCCCACTGGTAGAGCATGTCTTCAAATCCCAGACTGTATTCCTGCCCCGGCGTCAGCTTGGAAATAGGGTCTTCAGGGTTGACACCGATCTGAGCACATGCATAGCAGGCCGCGTCAGCGTAGTCAGGGGATTTCTGACGACGCTTGATAATGTCGTCTTTCGATTCGATCTGGAGGTTACCGCGTTTTCCAAAGAAGTATTCCAGATCGCCAAGTTCATCCTCGAGAACGCGGTCTTCAATGTCAATGTCGATGTGGCCGGTATACATGCGTTCCCGCATGTTGTCGTACCAGTACGCGCGAGCGTTCACCCATTTGTCGATATCAGGGCTGGACTCGTTACCAATCAGGCCGATTGTCTCAAAGCGGTTATCGGATTGGTCAGCAACCATATCCACCACCGGACCACCAAGGCCTACACCGTCAATGCGAACCTCAGAAGCGTTGACCTCGTGAGCCCACTCTACGATCTTCTGTGCCGTGACCACTGTGCTTGTCTTGTTCCACTTGTCCAGCAGCCTGAGCTGCCCATCGTGGAACTTGTAGACCACCGTGTAGTCATCACCGAACCGTGCAACGTCAACACCCAGTACAGGCCGCGTCTCCACAGAGGGCTGAATCGTCATCGTGTGGCCGCGTGTCAGCGTTTCCATCGTGAAGAGGCTGCGTCCACCCTCAGTGGTGAACTCACCCAGCACCTTGGACTTGTAGCGCGGGGAATCCTCACCCCACGAGCGCTTCTTCTCTTCTGCCCACTCCACGGACACCAGACCCTTGCGGGACTCTTCAGGCATGTACTCGCCAGTGAAGTTGGGCGTATCGAACGCAGAAATGGTGATTTTGTGCCAAGATGGGTCATCTTTGAGGAAAATCCGGCCAAACTCGCTGGTGGGGATATCAGGGTTGGCAATTGCCAGAATCCGGTCCCCAGAGCCCGTTGTAATGGCTTCTACACCAGTGAACAGCGTCTCGTTGACGCCACAGGCTTCATCAATGACCGCGAGCACACCACCGCTCGAGTGAATACCCTGAAAGCCCTGTGTGTTTGTGTCGGCAGGCTTGCGGCCCCACGCCACAACCTCTCCCTTTGAGTCTTTCCACTCATCAGTCTGGGTGACATTGCCCATGAGCTTGTTCTTACCCCAGTGCTGCCGAATGTAGCGCCAGAGAATCTTGTTGACCTGCTCATAGGTGGGAGCCGTCGAGACAACGACAGCCTCAGTGCCGTAGCGGGTATCCACCCACCACGCGACCACCACGGACGCAAAGTAGGACTTGCCCGAACCGTGGCAGGACTTGACAGCCACCTTTTTGTGCTGTACCAGAGCCTCAGCGATTTCAACCTGCTTGCTCCAGAGGTGAATCTTCAGCTTGTCTTTGGCCCACAGCGCAATGTCTTTCTTGTACGCTTCACGGAGCCGCATCGACTGCTGATTGGTTTTGGCCTGCTGAATTACCGCTTGGCTAAGCACTCTCATTGGTAATGCTCCACACGTATTCATCGAATGCGGACGGGTCTTCACCGTAAAGCCACATTGCCTTGAGCAATTCGGTAATCAGCCAGCTCGAATGCTTGGAAAGGTAAGCGAGCTCCCTAATTGCGGCGAAATCGGGCCTTGCCGGTCCATTACCAAACACGGCATCAAGCAGAGCGCAAAGCTCTTGTTCTTTAGTCATCAGCCTTTTCCAATTCGAGTAGGGCCTTATCGGTGTATTCTCCCAAATCGGTCAAGAGAGACGCCTTTGCGGCCTTGAGGGTCTTTGCATTCTCGAAAGCCTCTTCGATCATGCCCTTCATCATCAGCCGGGACATTTCCAGAATGCTGATGAGCTGCTCTGCCTGCAGCCGGTGGAGCTTGTCGGCCTCAGCCTCGGCCACTTCCTTGCGGGAGAAGTTCAAGCTCTGGAGAGCTTCAATGCGATCCAGAATCTTCAGCACATGCTCAAAGTCTTCCATGAACTTGCTGTGCTCGAGCCGCATGTTTGCCTTGTAAAGAAGGTCTTCAATCCGCAAGAGCTGGAGTAGCCACTGCTCTTCCTTCGGCATCGTGACGCGGCTGGAAACGTAGTTCTTCCACTCAATCACGGCTTCTTCAACGGTGAGCCCAAGCTCAGATGCCGTTTCTTCAATGGTCATGCCCTTGATGCGGCTGTCAACCACCTGCTTGGTGAGCATTGAGATATTGCTCTGAATTTCGGTCATTTTGTCCCTTGTCAGTGTTCGCTTACCACAAACACTACCAGAACGCAAGAAAACCCCCTCAGGCACTATCTGGCCTGAGAGGGTTCGCGCTGGGAGAATAGGATTTGAACCTATGACCGGCGCATTAACAGTGCGCTGCTCTGCCT